CGAGCTCGCGCTGCCACACCATGCCGAGCGCGGCCGTGCGCGAGCGGTCGGTGTCTTGGGCGGCGGCGCGGGCGAGCATCCGGCCGATGGGGCCGATCACCAGGGCGGCGTCACGCGGCACTGTCGCCGGCCGGGTCGTCCTGCTGCTGCCGGTCGCCGCCGGCGCCGGGCGGCGCGGTGACGACCTTCGGCTCTGGCTTCTCGAAGCGCATGCGAGGAAGGCCGCACACGTCGGCGGCGTCGTCCTGATGCACCCCGGCGCTGACGAGGGTCGCGAACGCTTGCGCCTTGCTCGTGCGCTCGGCGTTATCCTGCTCGCGGTCCTCGGGGACGGGGTTGGTGTAGGCGAACTCGACGCGCTTGCCCTCGTCCTTGCCGAACAGGCGCAGGTAGGGCCCGTTGAGCGCGTCCTTGATCCGCTCGGCGCGCGGGACGGTCAGCCACTGTGCGAAGCTCGCCGCGCCGGCGTCGGCGTTGGCGCGGTTGACATCTTCTGACAACCCGAGCGCGTGACCGTGGATGCCGTACGCTTCGCGGATCTCCTCGCGCGTCACCCGGCGCAGTTCGGAGAACTCCATGTCCCGCTGGGTGTACTTGGTGTCGATCCACTTGGCGCCGTACTCCAGCATGGCGACCGTGTGCGCGTTGCTGACGCCCCGGTGCGACTCGGCCCAGCGCTGCTGGAACTCGTTCCACTCGTCGTCCCCCAGGTGCACCGGCATCTCGACGATGCCGCCGGGGATGGCGCTGTTCTGGAAGAACCGCGTGTTCCACTCGGCGGCGTAGCGCGCGCCGTAGAGCTGCGTCATCAGCGTCTGCGCCGCGCCGGCGCCGCGGTACGGGTCCCAGGGCGCGGGGGTGCGCAGCGTCACGACCTCGTCGCGGCGCAACGGGATGAGCGAGCCGTCGGGGGCGCGGTAGACGTAGCCCGAGATGAAGGTCCTCGGGTCGCGGACCGGGGCCATCCTGTCCGGGCGGACGGGCCAGAGCTCGATGGGCCGCTTCATCGCATAGGCGACCACCCACCACGCCTCACCGACGAGGTCGAGATGCTGCTGGAACGTCTCGACGAAGAGCATCGAGGTGAAGAAGTCGTTGGGCTTGTTCCAGACGATCGACGCCGGGTGGTCCATCATACGTAGCCGCACGCCGCGCGGCGCGTCCTCGGCCATCCCGCAGACGTCGCACGTGTCGTCCGGGTTGCCGGTCTTGTCGTGCATGTGCCAGTCGAGCGCGGCGGTGGTGGTCGACAGGCGGTTGATGATCGAGAACAGCGTGCCGTTGCTGCCCGGCGCCTCGATGGCCAGCGCGGAGTCACCGGTCGCCCCCGGCGCGTAGGCCGCTCCGCCGTAGCCACCGCGACCGACGTAGGACACCGCGGCGTCATTGCGCGGCTGCGGGCGGACCAGCGCGCGCGACGCCGCCGCGACCAGCTCGCCGACCGGCGACCTCATCGCTTAATGATCCATTCGAGCAGCAGCAGCGAAACCCCGGCGGCGGCGAGGCCGGCCGGCACGGCGAGCATCCACGCCGCGGCGACCAGCGCACCGAGCCCGGCCACGACGAGCACGAGCCGCAGCGCGACGGCGAGGAAGGCGCTCACCTGCGCCCGGCGCCGGCGCAGCCAGCGACCCAGCACGCCGAGCATCGACTCACGCCCCGTCAGCGTCCATGCGACCATGGCCGTGATGGTAGCCGATCATTCCTCCGGCGTCTGCATTCTCGCGCCACCGCGCCCGAACGCCACGTCACGCAGCTCGTCGTACGCGTTGAGGCAGGCTCGGCGATTCTCGACCTTCTCGGCCGTCAGGCCGAACGCGTGCAGCGCCGACATGGCGGCGCGCAGCGTCTCGGCCGACACGGTGATCGTGACCTTGACCCGCCCGTCAGCCATATGAACGAGCCACCTCGGCGAGGATGGCGCGGCGAGCGGCGCGGGCGGCGTTCTCGATCGCGTCGCACAGCGCGAGAGCGGCGTCAGCGACCTCGGTGCGCGGCCGAGAGCGGGCGACGCCGTCGTAGTCCCTGCCGGCCGCTTCGACAGCCGACAGCGCGCGCTTGGCCGCAGCCCTGATCTTGTAATCGATCACCTCAGGATGCGTCGCCTCGGCGAGATAGTCGCTGTACGAGCCGCGACGCTTGTGCACCTTGACACTGTTGGTACCCATCGCCGGTTCACGCTCAACGTTGTAGCGCCACTCGGCATTGTCGTTGCCGACCATCGTGCACACGATCTGTGTCCGCGTGATCTTCTTGACAATCACCGGCGTCACCGAGCGAGCGCCTACGTCCCAAAGCTGCGCCCCGACGATGATCCAGTCTTCGAGCTGCTGCTGATCAACCACGTTCATCGCCAACCATCTCGATCCGCGTCATGAGCGTGCGCTCGCGCGTCGCCCACATCGTCTCGACCAGCAGGATCGACTCGATCACGGCGCCCTCGGCGACCGCGCGCTCCATCATCCCGCCCAGCGTCTGCTCGGTCACGATCAATCGGTATTGCGTCATACCATCACTATACCAACGTTGGCAGAGCGCGTCAACCTCGCAGCTTCAGCGCGCGCATGCCCGGCCGACCGCCGAGGTCGCGCTCAGCGACCATGTAGCGCATCGCGTCGGCGCCGTGGTCGTTGTCCTTGACAGGCTCTTCCTTCGGCGCCCGGCCGTCCTTCGGCGGCTCCCAGACATAGCCGGTCATCTCCTGCTCGGTGCAGACGGGCTTTCCTGCCTCGCGCAGGCCCTTGTCGATTTCGACGAGCGCGCCGCGCACGACGAAGAGCCGCGGCTTGCCGTCGCCGGCCACGCGCATGCGCGCGCTGGTCGCCTCGATGCCGGTCGTCACGTCCTTCTTGGCCGGCACCGTGCTCATGCCGAGGTGGCGTTCGAGGGTGGCCCGGTCCTCGGCGTCGTGGTCGCAGATGACCGCCCGGGGCCGCGGCTCGATCCACTTCCCGCCGGGCGCGACGATGCCCAGGATCTGCCGGGCGTGGTCTTCGACAAGGCGGCCGGTCATGTAGATCTCGCGATACAGCCACAGTCGCCCGTCGGGGTCCTCGGCCCAGCACTGGAGGACGAAGGGGTTGCGATACCCGAAGTCGACCGACCACCAGCGCACCCACGTCTCGGAGCCCGGGGGCAGCGCGTCGACCAGGTGGACGGCGGGGTTCCAGCCCTCGTAGACGAGGCCCTCGGCCGCGGCCCAGACGCCCTTGCGCAGACGCAGGTAGCGCACGCCGGTGAGCGCGTCGAGCTTGGCAATGTAGGCGGCGCCGGCCACAGTCGGCGTGCCATCCTGGGCGAAGTAGGCGGGGTTGTCCTCGTGCACGCTGGTCATCAGCGTGAGCCCGCCGGTGAGGTAGCGTTGGTAGAGGAAGTGGTGCTCGGCGTCGGGGTTGCAGCAGCCGATGATCTGCGAGTACGGCATGTTACCGGCGCGTAGCCGGGTGAGCAGGAACTCCCAACCGGTCACGTTGAGCTCGGTGGCCTCGTCGACCATGATCATGTCGAAGGCCGCTGACATGATCTTGGTCGGCCGGTCCAGCCCGGCCACCACGATCTTGGAGCCGTTGCGGTGGTAGCGATACTGCGCCGGCTCCTCGCGCGAGCCGCCGTAGAAGTCGACCTCGCCAATGGCGAGCGACGGCGCGGCGACGTGTTTGCGGAACACGTCGAGCGTGGTGCCGCCGAGGGAGGCGAGCACCTGGCGCGTGATCAGCCCGTTGAAGCCCGGGTACTTCATCGCGGCCAGGTGGATCTTCGTCAGCGCGCCGACGCTCTTGCCGGTGCCAGCCGCCCCGGCGACGAGGATCTCCGCATCCCGGCAGGAGAGCAGCCGCCGCGCCGCGCCGCGCAGCTCGATACGCCGCTCGGCGACGACGGCCATGGCTCAGGTGGCGGAGTTGAAGGCCGCGACCTCAAGGCGCGGCTGATCGGCGTCGGGCACGACGCGGCGGACCACGCGCGCCGCGGCGGTCCGCGCGAGCAGCGATGACTCGATCTCGCCGAGCCGCTCACGCGCCACCTCGCGCAGGTCGGCCTGCACGGTCGGCGTGCTCATCGCTTCGGGCCGGCGCCGTTGGGACCGGGCAACACGATGCCCTGCGTCAGCTTCTGCCGGGCGACCTGGGCGCCGAGCTCGCCGAGCAGCTGCCCGATCCGCTCGCTCACCTTCTCCTCGTAGTCGAGCCGAGGCCCGGCCGACTCGTCGCCGAGCAGATGCTCGATCAGCACCGTGAGCCGCACACCGATGATCGACGCCTCGGTGATGCCGACGCCCTGGGTGGCGAGCTGGCGCAGGACGGCGTCATTGGCTTGCGTCCTGGCGGCGATGGCCTGCTGGCGGGCAAGGATGGCCTCGGCCTCGTCCAGCACGGCGGTCGCCTGCGCCTCGGCGCGCTCGGTCTCGGTCACAGCTGTTCCAACTCCTCGGACGACGCCTGAATGACGTAGCTGATCGTGCTTTCCACCGACGCCTGGCTCTTGGTCGGCGCGTCGAGCCCGAGCAGCTTGCGGCGGCTCTCGCTGAAGCGCACGAGGCGATCGGCGGCGGCGAGCTGTGGGCCGGAGTCCTCGACCTCGACCTCTGTGCCGTCCTCCAGCTCGCGCGTAATCAGCCGGCCGTTGCTGTGGGCGAGGTGCACTTTGTCCATGATCTCGGCAGCCTTGGCCAGCGCCGCCTCGATGACCATGAGCTCCTGCTGCACGAGCTCGTCGGCAGCCCTGTCCTGCCGCGCCAAGCGCTCGGCGAGCACGACCTTCATCGCCTTGCCGACCGCCTGCTTGGTGCGGTAGCCGAGGTTGCCCTCGCGGGCGACGCGCTCGTACGACCAGCCGAGCGCGACGAGACGCGCCGCCGCCTCGCGCTTCTCGGCCTGCGCGATCTTTCGCGGCGCCTGGTCACTTACCCGTTGCACGATGTCAACCTCAGAACGTCAACGACCGTTGACATCGGAATCCGGGGACTTCTCCCCGTTTCCGCCGGACCGCGCACCGCGGGTGCGCATCGAGACGAAGCCCTGCTCAACAGCCATGAGCAGACGCCGGTGCGTCGCGCCGTAGGACCAGCCGCGCGACGACGCGAGGTGTCGCACGGACATGCCGTTCGCGTAGGTCGCAGCGAGATCCTTCAATGCCTCGTCGCTCATGTCGCGCGGCGGGCGCTGCCGTCGGACTGCCATGCGGATCACACTACCGGATCAATCCCGGCAGCGCGAGCCCGCGCCCTCGCCCGGCGCTCCCGCGACGCATCGGTCTCGGCGGTGGTGCACGGCCGGCAGCGACAACCCCAGTTGCGATAGCCGCTCTTCGTCCCGTGCGGCACCCGCCCGGGTTCCAGTACGGCGAGCATGTAGCGCTGACGCCGCTGCCGCCGCTGCTTGACCCGATGCGCATCGGTGCACGGCTCGCACCGGCAGGCGTCGTGCTCGTACGTCGAAGAGAAACCGTGCCGCCGCCCGCTCATGACCGCGCCCCCGCCGGCCGCCGCTCGCGCAGCCCCTCCAGCTGTGCGAGGACCTCGCCGAGCTGCGTCTCCAGCTCGCGGACACGGCGATCCAGCCGCAGCACCTCATGGGTCAGCGACCCCACACGCAGTTCGAGCTCGGCCCTGCGACTGCTGTCCACGCTGCGGTGATGCCCGAAAGTCGTCGTGGTCATCCGACGTCGATCCCTTCCATCCGTAGCCGCCATCGCAGCCAGAACCCCGGCCGCGGGTCATCACGCTCGGCCCGCTCCAGCATGACCAGCGCGCCGGCCGCCGCCCGCCGGGCGTCGGGGTGCCAGTGCAGCCGGGCCTGCGCCCGCATGTCCCTCACGTTGCGCCGCAGCTCGCGACGCTCAGCCCTGGTCATCGCCGCACCCAGCCCGGCAGTGCGCTGTCGATGCGCGCCGAGGCGTACGCCACCGCGAGCAACTTGCGGATCTCGCCGGGCGTCGCGCCCTCCGGCACCGGCAGGTTAAGCCGCCGGGCCTCGGTCCGCGGCGAGCTGGAGCGCCAGCCGAAGCCCGGCACGAACGACGCCTTCCCGCCGCCCGGTGCGAGCATCATCACCTCGCGCTCGACGGCGGTGATCGCGCCCTCGGCATGGGCCATCGCGTAGGACAGCTCGGAGCACCGCTCCATCACCCACGCAGAATCGCCTCTCCGGGCCCGGTGAACACTGACCACCCCATACCCACCATCGACGCGCGGGAGGACGGCTACGTAGCGCTCAGGGGCCGCGAGGCACCAAACTCCGGCGTAGGTCCGCAGCCATCCGGCGTCGCTGCCCTCGAAGAGGTCGACGACCTCAGTGACGAGCTTGCCCTCGCGGTACTGCGGTTCGTCGAGCCCGAGCAGATGATCGACGGTCTGCTGCTCCTCGGCGTCGTCCTCGATCTCCTCGTCGGTGCAGTCGACGACCTTGCCGACGTCATCGAGCGCGACGCCCTCCTCCCCCCAGAGCTCGACCGGGGCAGCGAGCCGGTGCCGGCCGGTCGCGCCGACCACGTCGAGCACCACGCAGTCCGTCTTGCCGCCCGCTGCCCAGAGCCGCAAGCCCCGCCCGACCATCTGCACGAAGAGCGCGGGGTTCATCGTCGGGCGGGCGATCACCACGCACGACGTCATCGGCAGGTCGGTGCCCTCGGTGAAGACCATCGCGTTGCACAGAACCTGGACCCGGCCGTCGCGGTACGCCTGGATGATCGCCCGGCGCTCGTCCTTCGGCGTCTTGGCCGAGACGACCTCGGCGGTGAAGCCGCCCGCCGCCGACGCGCCGCGCAGCACGACGGCGGTGTCGACGAGGGGCGCGAAGAGGATTGTCTGCCGGTCGGCGGCGTGCTCGCGCATCGCCTCGACGATCTTCTTCGGCGCCATCGAGCCCTCGAACGCACGGCCGAGGCCGGCCGCGCTGAAGTCGCCCGCCACCTTGCGCACGCGACCGAGGTCGAGATCCTCGACACGCACCCGGATGCCGACCGGCCGCACAAGGAAGCCTTCGGCGATGAGCTCGGCGGTGTCCTTGACCGCGACGATCTCCTGCCAGACGTCGCCGAGCGCCCGCTCGTCGCCGCGGCTCATCGTGGCCGTTACGCCGAGCGCCACGGCGCCGCCCGACTCGAAGCACCCGAAGTGCTTGAGCACCTCGATGTAGGAGTCGGCGGCGGCGTGGTGCGCCTCGTCGACCACGACGTGAAGCCGGGCGTCGAGCTGGACATGGGCAACGGGGACGAGTGGCCGGCGTTGCGAGAGCAGGTGATGGCCGCCGACATCCTGGTGCTCGCCACGCCGACCTGGGTGGGCCAGCATTCCAGTGTCTGCCAACGGGTCATCGAGCGGCTGGACGCCGAGC